TAGAACCAAGTAATCTCACCAAACAAGTTATTAATACCACAATAAATTAATTGATTAGATGTAGTGTTAAGATCGTCATAAACAAAATCCTCTACCAAACAATCCATTGATTCTAGTTTACCGGCAAATCTAAAAAATCCATTGTCAGACATCCAATACGCAGCACCATCAACTTCAACAGCTGCATTCATACCTATTAAACCGCAGTTAGTTCCAACTTGTTCGTAAGCAAAAGTAAACGGAGTTCCAACAAATTTCATAGTAAACAAAGAGGTGTCGGACCAAATGTATATTGCATTTCTACCAAGCTTAGCACCCATGATCCGTGATCCGGAGGCCAGTCTTTGTGTACCGGCACTATTGATTGCTGTAGGTGTGTAGTCTTCTATATTTTCTTGTGATGAAAACCTTATAAACATATCATCTTGTGTAGTCTTATCTCCAATAGTTTTTTCTGTTCCAAAAAATACTAAGTGTCTATCCGGAGTTGACACTAACATATCACGTGACGCTGTTGGTGCATTAGGGATAATAACAGCTCTAGTACCTGTAGCATTTGTTGCGTCTGCATCCCATTTAAAACATTCACCATTATGAATTAAAGCAATAAGAGTTGTACCTAAATTGTCCAAGGACCATAGACCGGGATCAGTAACTGAATCGGTGTTAGCTGCAGGAGTTCCCCATCCTGTAAAAGAAGATGTATTGGTAACTGTTACACCAGTGTTGTGAGCAGCTCGTGTAGTTCCTCTTGCCGCTCTTGTTATACCTGTAAGTTTATTTGCACTTATTCCTGTGTATGAAATTTCTTCTGTACCTACTTGAATAAAATTTGTACCTGTACTTGGAAAACCAGTTGTACTAGTAAGAGTAATTTCTGTAGCAGAACCATTATTACCGTTTGTGTTATCTCCTAACGCACCGTTTAAAGTAGTAGTAACAGCTCCTAAAATATTACCGCCCCATAAAGATATACCCCAACCGAAAGCACCTAACTGTTCTGCTGGTCCTACGTGAAAGTATTGATAGTATTTTATTCCACCAGAAGTGGTTGCACCTGAACCAGTTTCATTACTAGGCATTGTAATTGTAATAGTAGTGGCTGAAGGTACACTAGTTATCATAAATTTTTTATCATTAAAATCCGTTGCACCAAAATTAGAATTTGTAATAGCAGAAAAGTCACTAAATAAAATAATGTCTTGAGCTTGAAAAGTATGCGGCGCTGGAAAAGTTATAGTAACGGTCGGTGATCCATTAGTCGTGCTAAATGCACTTGTAATAGCTGTACCTGTTGGATTAACTAAAGGATGAATGTCATAAAACACACCACCAGAATATATGTATAAGATTTTATTAGTACCAATGGCTGCATATTTTATAGAACCCGTACTAACCAAATGATGTAAACCTCTGGCAGCACCAGTAAGTTTTGATGCACCTAATTGATTCCACCCACCTATTTTTTCAGGAGTACCATATCTAAACCGTACGTTTTCCCCTTCAACCCATTGGCTTTCGGCTCCCGTATCTGTGACTTGTTTATTGAATCCTGGTAAAAATCCTAATTTTTGTAACATATATAATCCTTATAAAGAAGGCAGTAGGTATGGTGGATTACTGCCCTCATTATAGGGATATATCATCGTTTAAACCAAGATGGAAGACCTAAATGTAAGCGTTTGTCAAACATATTATCTTTAGCACCTGGTGTTTTACGATTATTATAATGAAGAAACACTTGTACACATTCCTCACCTTTAAATTTTTTTCTCCAATGTTCTAAATCACACCCAGAATAAACCAACATATCTCCTGGTTTTAAATCTATCTTAATTCCTTTTTTACCTAACTCACCAGATGGTTCTAAATAAATTGGCCAAGGGTCACCACCAAGATTCATGGTTGTAGATATTTCACAACTAAATCTATCTTTATGTCGTTTAAGTTCATCTCCTTTTTTATATACTCTTGTGTAAGTATAGGATGGGTATAGTTTTAATTTTGTAAATTTTTCCATAACAGGTTGACATTTTAACATTAGAGTTTCCATAGCTATGTCAGAATAATTAGAATAAGTATTTGGAATTTGTTCATCTTTTTCTTCATAGTGCCCAAGTAATGTTTCAAAAGGTGAAATAAATCTTGTTTTTATACAAGTGTCAAAAACTTGTTTTTTTATCATAAGATAATTATATAAAAATAAAGCTAAGTCTTTATCTATAACATTTTTAATAACTATATATTTTTTATTTTTAAACATCTTGATTAAACATATCTTTCGGTATTGCTTGTATATTAAAATGTATGAATCTAAAAGGTTCTCTTCCATGATCTACTATAAATTCATGTTCTAAGTAACCAGGAAATATAAGTAAGGTTCCTGGTTGAGGTCTAAAGTGAACAAGTTCTGTACCATTGACAATTTCTTTTATCTCTGGTTTCATAGCTAGTTTTGTAGCCCTAGCCCCGGTTCGTGGTTCATGGAAAACAGGAAAAGATGTTTTTTCACCTGCCTTTAAAAAATAAAATCCTGATACGTGTTGATTCCAATGGACGTGAGCGGAATGATTACCACCACCTTTTTTACTAAACTCTTGTACCCACAACTCAGTAAACATTGTTGTATATTTTTTCATGTCATAACCGTGATCATCTAAAAATTCCCAACATTTTTGACCTACATAGTTTCTAAAATCTAAAAAATCATTATCTTTTGTTAAAGGGGTTGAGTGATGAGAATAACCAAAATCTTTATTTTGTTTTATTATTTTTTTATCTCTTGTTCTTGCATTTTTAATATATTTATCGGTAGCTTTAATTAAAGATTTTAAAAAATCTTTTTTTTGTTCTGACCAAATAGGAGTTTTAAAGTATTCGTTTACATTCATATTATTTAAATGGATACCCTAAATTCCATAGAACTAAAGAATACCTTGTTCCTTTTATTACTGGTTTAACCCTATGCCACACAAAAGAAGGAAATACAATAATAGATCCTTTGGGTAAAATTTCTTTTGCCTGTCTTAAGTGTTTGACTTCATCTCTCATATTTGGATCATAATTTCTTAAATCAAATTCTAATTCTCCACCAGTGTATTCTGAGCCATCTGTTAGTTGACAAGTAACAGAAAGTTTTCTAGTTTTCCCGTGTTCAGGATTACCCGGTCTATCATAAGGTTTATCAAAACTATCGCTATGCCAATCATAGTATTGGTTTTGTTTATATTTTGTAAACTGACATGATTCTGAACTATCCCATTCAAAATTCCAACCAGCATTTTTATTAGCTATATGAACATAAGGTTGTATTTCTTTATATATCCAAGGATCGTTTAACCAAGTTATATTTGAATTTCTTTTTATTTTTACTTCTTTAATTATCTCTTTATCTTTTTCATTATTTTTTATATTACCTGTTACGCCTAGTAGTTCTTTTTTACTTAAAGCATATTGAATAAGTTCATCACAAAAACGTGGGGGAAGAACAGATTTAAAATACCAATAATAATTAGATATATTCATAGGTAATTGTTTGAATAAAATTTAAAGAATGTTTTTGATCATTATTTATATGGTACATGTTAGTTGATGGAAACATAATAAATTTATTGGTTGTTAGATCTATATCCCAACTTCTACCTTTTCTTCTATTATCATCGTAATAAATTCTAACACTACAGTCTTCAACTTTAACGCCATATAACACTGTAAAATCAGGAGAGTTTTTAAGATCTATTGGATTTATATTTAATAAAGGGGGACTTACTTGTAAGGGTTTATATATATTTCCAGTTATTTTTTTATCTATCAATTGAAAGTTATGTTTTAATAAAACATATTCTTTTATGTAAGTAGATACTTTATTAAAAGTATTTGAAAAAAGAAAATTAGTTCCAGTAAAATCAGCTTCTAGAATATGATGTGATAAATCATTTCCATCTATTTCCCAATCTTTGGGCATTTCTACATCGCCAAAATATATGGCCTGTTCTGTTAATACTTTCTTTTGCATACCTATTAATGAAAATATTATTGTTTACTTTAACTGTCAATAAAATTATTCTGCGGGAGTTGTTTTATCCCAAGATTGTTCACTTTCATTCCATTCATAGTGAACACGATTTTGCATTTCTTCTTCAGTTAAATCATCGGGTTCTGTGCCCAATGGAGATTCCCAACTTGCAGTTGAAAAATTTTTAATCCATGAAGGATATGGTTTTGTTGACCAAAAAATTTGATTAGTTGAATCCCAAGTGTAACCAGTTCCAGGATAGTTTCCTCTAAAAGGAGTTCCACCTAATTTATGTATATTAGCGTCTGTATTATATGAAGTTTGAATCCATAAATGAGCAGGCCAATTATTATGTTGTTCTAAATATGCTTGTCCAACTGACTCAGTTTCAACACCGTCAGCATTGAGCATATCTAAATCGTTAAATGCTAAAACTGTAAGTACTTCGTTCTCTTCTGTTATTTTTGCAAATGATGCCATATTATTTACCTATTGAAATTTATACCTTACTATTACTATACCTGATCCACCGGTTCCACTTATTCCTGGTCCAGGAGAAGAGGCACCTCCGCCAGCTCCGCCACCTGA